GTAAGACCGGTCCGGCGCCGGTATTTGGCGACTGGAGAAAGGACGATGCCAAGAAGATAGCGGCCAATGTAAAGAAGATGATGAACGAATCCCTCACTGAGGCCGCAATCAGGTGGCAGGACGCCAAGGAGGGAGATTCTGCACTGGTAAAGGATCTGAACAAATTAGGCCTCATCGTCAAGGCATACGGACGCAAGTTCCACTTGAAGTTCCCCGACGGGAGCGACAAGACCTATGATGCCAGTGAGCTGGAGTTTATCACTAATGAAGGAGTGAGCGAGACCGAATCCTATAAATTAGGTGATAAATGGTCTCGTGACTTTGACTATAAGGGTATGTTACAGGTAGGTACTGAAGTCAGTATAAAAACACCGATTCGTGACCTGAAAGGATTGTATAAGTCAATGGTGGATGTAAACTATCATGAAGAGGCCCGTCGTGTCGATGCGGCCATAAGGGCCCTGGAATCGGGCAATAAAACTATAGCGGCCAAAATATTAAAAAGGCTGAATGAGCTATGCGAGCTGGCCCTAGAAGAATCACTGCATGAAAGCAAATCTGAAGCAGAATTGGTAAAGAAGGCCAACCAGTTCAAGAAGGAGCTGATGCAGCTGAAGAAGGACCCTAAGGGCAACGAGCTGAGGATTGCTGCCAAAGAAGAGCAGCTGAGAAGGGTGGCACAGGCCATTCGCAATGCCAGAGCAGACAAAATGGGTGAGGCCGTTACTGAGGCCAAGGATCTTCGATCACTGCAGAAGGCACTGGACAGGTTACAGAATGACTATGAAGGTGTCCTTGACGATGAGACGCTGGATGCCATGTCAGAGCTGATCATGACCGTCAATAGCAAACTATAATACAACATAATGGAACATTACAAAGAAATGAAGGAGCTGTTGGCCTCTATTGAGGATGATATGGAGAAGTTCTATAAGAACGGCAATAAGTCCGCAGGAACTCGCATCCGAAAGGCAATGCAGGACATCAAGAACAAGGCACAGGAGCTTAGGGTCCACGTACAAGAGATCAAAAGCGGTCTGTAAACTTTTCACCGGTATCTCATATAAGGACCAAACAAATCCTTTAAGAGATGCAAGAAATCAAATTCAATCGTATAGACGGACAAGAGCTGTCAACATTTGTCAAGAAGCTATTGCCCATTGACAAGTTCATTTTCATGAAAGTGGGACCGGAGGGTACCATGTCATCCGTCTATCTTCCCGAGCGGGATGCGGTCAAACTGGTAAAGCAGAACACTTCGGAGATCTTTGAGGGCCAATTGGACGAGCCGGTCAAAGTCAGCTTCTACAACGGCAGCAAGGTGATCGAGGCCCTAGGCCACTTCAATGGTGACGTCACTGGACGCATCAGGTACTCTGAACTGGACGGTGAAATGATGGCCAGCGACTTCGTCATTGAAAACGATGACCTGACCATCAATCTGGCCTGTGCCGACCCGAGTCTATCCTTTATGGAGATGACCAAGGACGAGATGGGACGGGCCTTCTCCACCGATGCCAAGTTGTTCCAGTTCGATCTGCTGACCACACAGGTGGACCGCATGAAGTCGTTGTTCGCACTGGACCGCGATGAGGAAGTCTTCTCCCTATACACCAGCGGCGGTGCCGTGAAGGTCAAGGGCAAGTCGTACGACTCTAACGTCTGCCAGGGAGTAGAGGGCGATGGAGGCTCGGTCACCATCTACAAGAAGTACCTGGGCCTGCTGGACAAGGAGAACTATCGGGTGATCGTCTGCTCCAATAAGGTGGTCTTTCGCTCGCTGGACACGGACACAGTATTGACGGTGGCAGTGGCGATCATAGACGAAGACTGACCCGATGGGAGTGACTGATGAGAAGGCAGTGCAAGAATTGCTCGCTATTAAGCAGGAGGCTGCCAAGTACTATAATTACGAGCAAGCCGTCAAGCTGATGCTAAATAGCATCTACGGAGCCTTCGGTAACGAGTACTTCTACTTCTTCAATGTGGACATAGCCGAGACCATTACCCTACAGGGAAAGGATGCCATCCTCTATACCGAGGAGATGGTCAATAAGTATTTTCGTGAGTTTTGGCATAAGGACACGGCCACCCACCAACAAATGGGCATCCAGGTGACTGAACGGGTAAAGGAGCCAATTGGCATCTATATCGATACCGATTCAATCTATATGAAGTTTGATGAGGTTATCGCAAACTCAACATGGGAAGGTACTGAAAAAGATTTCATCCTCAAGCTATACCAGATCCGGTTGCGAGACTTTATCGAGAAGATCATGCAGAAGTATGCTGATGCTAACAATGCCGACAACTTCCTGTCCTTTGAGCTGGAGTCCATTGCCAAGAATGCCATCTGGCTGGCCAAGAAGAAGTACATGCAAAACATTGTCTGGAAAGATCCGAACCTGCACTACGAGGAGCTGACCAAGGTCAGTGCTAAGGGATTTGAGATCATTCAGTCATCGGCCCCACTTTTTGCCAGAGAGAAACTAAAGGATTTGATTACCTATATTTTTTCGGTAAACAAGGTGAATATGCGAGATTTTGCCAGCATGCTGAAAGACATCAAGAGGCAGTTCAAGCTGGCCAATATTGATCATATCGCCGAGTCCAAAAAGGTCAATAATTATCAGAAGTATATCCTAGAGGATCAGGAGACATTTCAGATAGGTCCCAAGTGTCCCATCGGAGTGCGAGCTGCCGGCTACCACAACTACCTGCTGAACAACTCACCCCATCGTAAGAAGTATAAGCCGGTCGGTAATGGCGAGAAACTAAAGATGTACTTTACCACTGATACTGCCTGTGAGGTGTTTGCCTACTCGCCCGGTGAGTATCCGTACGAGTTTGCTCCGCCAATGGACTACGATGCACAATTTGAAAAGACCATTCTGGATCCCATTAACAGGGTTCTAAAGGTGATGGGCTTTAAGCAATTTGATCGCAATCTGATCTATACGGTCAGTGTGTTTTAATATGGTGGTGTGATAGATAGTTAAACACCATAAAAGCCATGATCGGAACGGTATTCAGGGAACACAAAACCAAACTATTCGTTCTGATCATGGCCTTCCTCTCCATGCTGCTAATGCCGCTGGTTATTCCAGACCTGCATAGCCTTTCTAAGAGTTGGCTTACTCCCTGGCAGGCCATGTTTATCTTTTCCAATGCGGCCACTTCATACTACATGTACTCCTCACCTAGGTGGAAATTACCTGGACTATTCTTGATGCTGGCCACTGCCTTTTCAGTGGAATGGCATCCTGAGCTGCACTATGTCTTTGCTGTGCTATTTTTCTTGGGCTGCATTAGGCCTCTTATATTGGACAAGAGGTTAAATGCCTATATTATACCCTATGTGCTAACATTGCCACTATTCTTCTGGGACATTTTGATAGCTGAAATGACGGCCATTCTGGTGCTGTTGGCCTACCACTCCAATCTGCTGTACTTGGCATGGTCGATAAATAGACAAAGGAAGACTCTATGAGATTTTTATTCTTGCTGATATTGTACTTGATGCCTATGGCCTCTATCGGCCAGTGTATATTGGATGACCAGCTGACCGCAGTGCCGGCACAGGCCACTTATCAACCAGGTGATGTGATCACTTTTACCTATACGATTAATGACTACCAGGGCCTGTCTGTCAATTGGATGCACGGCATTGCAGTAGACCTGGGTCCTGGCTGGGCCGGAGTTGTGCCAGTTGGCAACCCGACCAACAATAGCGGCAGTGGAGTGTGGCTATGGGTCAACTCGGTCACTTCATCGGCCACCGGCAACACAGTCAACAGTCCAGGCTGGTTCTATGATACCAACTCAGGTGGGGCTTTGGACGGAGATCCTGGCAACAACTGGGGCGATGGGCTGAACGGACCATGGACCTTTCAGTTCCAGGCCACGGTCGGCAGCTGCCCTCCAGGCCAGAACGGCGATCCCTTGAGTCTAATTGTAGAGAACTATGCAGACGGTGAAACGGGAAGCTGGATCAATTATGATTGCCAGGGTGACCCGAACGAAACCTTTCAGACCGTGCTGGAGTGCTGTCCCCCAGTAGTCACAAGTCCGATCCTGCACAACTGATATATAAAGAAACAGAACATAGACCAATGAAACACGTAAAGCTATTTGAACAATTTCTTAATGAAGCTAAGGGTGACAAGATAACTATACACTGGTCCGGACTGCCAGTTGGAGCAGAAGGTACAATAGGAACTTTCATAGTATCACCTAAAGTGCATGACCAGATCGAAGATGAAATGGGTAGATCTATTTCAATTGACTTTGAAGCTGAAAATGTTAGTGGTAAATTAGCCAGTTTTAAAAACGTAATGGATGCTATAAAAAAGTCCGATTATGGTAAATTGGTTTTTAGTGAGTCGGCCGATTTGTCTGTCAATGAGGCCTACAACCGTTGGTATATCGAGACCTGGTACGATCATGATGGCCGTAAAGTACAATTGCTTGGATCGGACGGTACTACAGTCACAAAGAGACCTCCGTTTGACAAGGACGTAGAAAACCACCATGATCGGATCATTAAACTGAGAAAGATCAAGCCATTTCTGGTGGGTGATATAGAATACAGAGTGGTCGATGGACAGGGTCGCACCCTGAAGACTTATGATCGGGCAATTGAGGAGTCAGCTGTCAATGAGAATAAGATTACTATTGATGGTACTGATATTTTTTTTATGGCCAAAACAGACCGATATGGCAGTACTCATCTACAATTCAATCCAAATACTTCTCAGATCAGTAATCTGTTGGATTACGATAAACAAAAGGATCAATTGGCTAAAACCATTATAGGCAAACTTAAAGGCAAAAAAATTGATCTGGTCAAATTATTAAAGGATGCTAATGTATCTGAAGACGGCATCTTATTTGAAGTAAACCTGTATCAACTAATGGACGTAGTACAAAAAGCTTTAAAGTAAAAACCAAATGATCAAGACACTGGACGAATTTCTAAATGAGGGCCGTGCATCCTGGGGAGGCATGCAGTTCCATGTGAGTTCCATCCTGGACCGAAAGGCAATGTACTTGCAGTTTATACCAGATGGAAAGACCCTGGACCTGACCAGCACGGAAAGCCTGGCAGAACGCATCAAGGACCGGCTGGACACCAAGATGCCAATGCTGGCCTCGGTACTGGAGTACGATCCAGATCACTCAGCAGCAGGTCTGGTCTTTAAGCTGAAGCCATACGACTTAGCTGATGTAGTGACCGCAGCAATTAAATAGTAACCTTTAAATCCAATACAATATGAAAAAGCTCCTGATCACAGTAGCACTATTTTTGGCAGCCAATGCCGCTTTCTCACAGGCACTTCCATGTCCGCACTTTATCTGCGAGCAGGATCCCAACCAGACCACATATGCAGTGACCAATACTCCTGGCTCCACTTATCAATGGGCCATTACCGGCGGCACCATTGCTTCTGGACAAGGCACCAATTCCATCCAAGTAGACTGGTCTGCCGCCATACCCGGCAACTACCAAGTAGAAGTACTGGAGACCGATGCCAATGGCTGTGAAGGCGATCCTGTCCTTTGTGATGTTACTATCAACCCGACTCCGGTCACTGGAGCAATAACACACGACTGATGCTAAAGTGGCTATTGGCATTCCTGCTGCTGCCTGCCCTCTCTTTTGGTCAGTACTTTCACCAGATTCCGGACTGCTACGGACAGCGAGAGCCTGTCAGGTACCAGATTGAGACCAGGTCTGGGCTGAACTACTCTTACCAAGTCATTGGAGGAGAAGTGTTGAACCAGAACAGCGGAAGCCTGCTGGTGGACTGGTTCGGAGACGGACAGATCATTGTCACTGCCACTAATAGTCTAGGCTGTTCAACGCAGTCCAATCTGCTAATGCAATTGGTGCCTTGCGATCAGACACTACTATGGGTGCCTAACTCTTTCACTCCAAATGGTGATGGCATCAATGACCGCTTCACTCCAAAGGGCGTCAACCTGCGGTACTATGAGATGACCATCTATGACCGATGGGGGCAAGAGCTCTACTTTACTCGCAACATCAATGGCGGCTGGAACGGCAGGTTCAGAGGCCGTATGTGCCCGCCTGGTGTGTATAATTACAAGATCGTCTATCAGGACAACCAGAACTATTACAAGACACTGACCGGTAAAGCGGTCATCCTGAGGTAAACAAATTATATGTTTGACCATATAAGGACCAAACAAAGTTCTAATATGGCAAAGAAAGAATTCTCATTCGCAGACCTCAACAAGGAGATGAGCAAAATCTCCGAATATGGTGATACGCTGGACAAATCCAGTATCTCATCCATTGACCACTACATACCAACCGGCAATTATATGCTCAATGCATGCCTGACTGCTAGTCTGTTTGGTGGCTATCCCAACAACAGAGCCGTGGCCCTGGCCGGACCATCGGGTACCGGTAAGACCTTCCTGACGCTGAATGCGGTCAAGCAGGCCCAGCTAATGGGATATAGCATCATCTATTATGATTCGGAGAACGCAGTGGATCGCGAACTGGTAGAGAAGTTCGGCATTGATACATCTCTGTTCAGATACGAGCCCTGTAATACTGTCCAGGAATTCAGGACTTCCGTGACTAATCTGACTGATACTCTGCTTGCTCAGAAGAAGAAGGGTGTGGAGCTGCCAAAGATCATGATCGTGCTGGACTCGGCTGGCAACCTGGCCACTCAGAAGGAGATCGATGATGCCAAGACTGGAGCTAACAAGTCAGACATGACTAGAGCCAAGCTGCTGAAGTCGACATTCCGCATCTTGATGACTAAGCTGGGCATCTGTAAGATACCATTCCTGTTCACCAACCACACCTACATGACGCAGGACCTATTTTCTAAGGAGATAGGAGGTGGTGGTACTGGACCAGAATATGCGGCCTCCATCATCCTGTTCCTGGCCAAGGCCAAGCTAAAAGAAGGTGGTGATGGTAAAGAACAGACTGGTATTATAGTAACCGCAAAACCAAATAAAAATCGGTTTGCCAAACCACGGCCGATCAAATTTCATATTAGCTTTAATAAAGGCATGAACCCTTATGTCGGGCTGGAGGAATTTATTAGCTGGGATGCATGTGGCATTGAAAGAGGGCGATTCCTTAGTCAACGTGAATTTGACAAGTTGAGTGAAAAAGATCAGACCGAGTGCCGTCAACATGACTATGAAAAGGATGGCAAGCAAACCACGATCTATTTTCAACCGGCGGCCACTGCCCGTAAACTGTGTGTGGCTCATCTAAATGATACAGTAGATCTTAACCAGCTGTTCACTCCCGAAGTGATCACTCGTGAAGTATTAGAAAAGCTAGAGCCGACTATTAGTGCAATGTATCAATACAGTGCAGAGGAGGCCAATAGTGAAAGTTTAATAGAAGTATTTGAGCATGGTACCGAAGAGGATTGATCCTTCTAAGCTAAAGGCCAAATATGTACTGGGCAACTGGGCATCGCTGCCTAATTATCCGGACACCGAAGATCTGTTATATGAATCTATCCGTGATTACTGTGCACTAACGGCCAAAGAGATCAGGTTCACCGACGTCTCGCTGGCCAAGCGGTACTCCATCAGCCGCGAGAGGGCGGGCGAGATGATGGATCATTTAATACAGCAGGGCCTGGCCGAGATCACTCACTCAAACAAGTCCCGCATCTCGTATAAAATTATACAAAACCCATACGCTTAATGAAAGTAACCATAGAACACGAGAAGACGTTCTTCAACTATTACCTGTCACACCCACAGCTACTAAAACAACTGGGTCCCGGCTTCTTTTCTAATCCTGACATAGACCATGTGGCCAAGATAGCCAAGGACTTTTATATCAAGTTCGGTGAGTCTCCATCTCGTGATCAAACTCTGATGTTGATCAGTGACGATCCAAACGAGATCTCACCCGACATCGTGAATGCTGTCTACTCTTCTGACTGGAAAAAGTACGAGAAGGACTGGGTCAAGCGTACGGCAGAGGCTTGGATCCAATGGCGGCACTTCAATAAACAATTGATCCGTACCATTGAATTCGTTAAGACACAAGATGTCAGTCCTGAAAATGTGGAAGATGTGGTAGGTCGTGCCATAAATATGATCTCTACCGACGGCTCTATCAGCTTTGATGCCGATGTGGGCTTGGACTTTTTTCAGCCTGAACACCACATACAACGTAAGACTAAAAAGATCGAGACCGGATGGACTTTTGTGGACCGTATTTCCGGGGGCGGGTATGATCCCAAGTCATTGGTCGTATATGCTGGAGAGCAGAACATAGGCAAGTCGATCTGGCTGGCCAATGATGCGGCCAACTTTGTGCGAATGGGCCACAATGTGGTTTTCATCACGGCGGAGATGGCCGGACAGAAGGTGCTAAAGAGAATCGGTGCCAATCTACTGGACATATCAATGGGCGACTATGACGAAAAGTCTGCCAACCGCGATTTCATGAAGCGTCGACTGGAGCGAGTTTCCAGAGGCATCCTGCCTCCTGGTAAGCTGTTTGTCAAGGAGTTCCCGACCAGTCAGGCCACTGTGCTGGACATTGAGGCCTATCTGAAGCTGCTCGAGGAGACACAGGACCATAAGGTGAACGTGATGGTAGTGGACTACATCAACATCCTGGCCAACTACCGCAATCCCAACACCGAGAACACCTATATGAAGATCAAGCAGATCGCCGAGGACCTCAGGGCCCTGGCAGTCAAGCGGGACATGCTGGTCATTTCGGCCACTCAGATCAACCGGGGGGCTTGGGATGCCACCGAGGTAAAGATGGAGAACATTGCTGAGTCTGCCGGTCTGGCCCACACTGCCGATGTGATGTATGCCCTGATCCAGGATTCCATAATGCATGCAAGTCGAGAGTACTGGCTAAAGGTGCTGAAGATCAGAGATGGACAGGGCAAGGGCTCTAGGTGTAGGTTCACTATCGATTATGATCACATGAGACTTTCTGAAACCGAAGACGTAACAAACTAAGATGCAAGAGGACAAGATATTTAACAACAGCTACGGTGAACAAGATCTTTCTGAGAATCCGATCAATTTTAGGTTAGAATCATCATATGAAGATACAATGGATCCTGATGATAGGATCCATTATGAAATGATGATGACGGATGTAGATCGGACTATTGTTGAGAGCGAATACCATGAGCTTAATAAAGTCACACCAGAAGGTATCAGCAAGAAGTTGAACAAGATCCAGATCAATAAGGTGTTCTTTCATGTCATTGATAAGCTTGGCAATCAGTACACTAAGATTGAGATCTTTGGAGCCCTGTCTGACTACTTTGACATCTTTCCGAATAAGTTCTATAATTCCCTATCCAATAAGTATAAGGATGAATTAATGATCGAATTGGATGCAAAATACAACATCTTTGAGAAGAAAAAGATGAGAAAATTATTCTGAAAGCATGGCGAAACGTATATGGATGATTTCGGACACACACCTGGGTTGTAGATCCAACTCGGTACTTTGGCTGAACATCATAGAGGACTACTTCTTTAACTTTTTCATACCACTGGCCAAGCGGGAATATCGAGAGGGTGATGTATTGTACCACTTGGGAGATGTATTTGATAATCGACAAAGCATCAATCTAGCCGCACAGGATCTGGGTATTCGAGTGTTTGAGACCCTGTCCGAGATTTTTCCAGAAATCCATGTGATCGTCGGTAACCATGACATCATGCGGAAGAACAGCAATGAGATCAGCTCTGTAGACTGTATTAAGTATGTGCCTAATGTCACCGTACATAAGGAGCCGATATTGCTGGAATACGAACATGCCAAGTGCTTACTGGTTCCATGGCGACGTAATCCAGAACATGAACTGGAAACCTTGAATAGCTATAAACAGAAGATCGACTATGTATTCTGTCATTCAGAGACCCAAGGAGTACAGACCAGCCCAAGTAAGAGACACTTGCACGAAGGCGGCAACCCAGTCAATGTATTCAAGAGGTTCAAGCGGGTCTATAGCGGCCACATCCACTACAGACAGGAGAAGGGCAATTTTGTGCTGGTAGGCAACCCATATCAGATGACCAGATCTGATCGCGGCAACAGAAAGGGCGTCTATGTGTTGGATCTGGAGTCCGGCCAGCACCAGTTCTATGAGAACGACTATTCACCAGAATTCCTTCGGTACTACATCAGCGACCTGTTCGAGGTCCGCATGGCCGATCTGACCGAGCAGATCAAGGACAACTTCGTGGACGTTTACATACCCTCTAAGTTCCTGTTGACCTGCAGCATCAACCAGTTCATGAACCAACTGGACGGACTGGCACACAGGCTGGAGCCGAAGATCTATGATGAGGAGTATGCGGCCGAATACGAGGATGGCGAGCTGACCGACTTCAGCGGCGACATCGATCTGATCAAGATAGCAGAGGAGTACATTGCCGCACTGGACTACGATAAGACCATGAAGAAGCGGCTGGTGAATTCCATCAAACAACTTTACAAAGAAGCAACTACGAGCAGGAATGAAGATTATTAGTGTCGAGTTTAAGAATTTTGCCAGCTACGGCAACCGAACCCAACGAATAGACTTTGAAGAAGATCGGGGTGAATTGTACCTGGTGCTTGGAAATAATGGTGCTGGTAAATCTTCTCTGGCCCGTGTCATTACTTATCTGTGTTATGGTAAAGTGGAGGGCTCCAATCTGAGAGACCTGCCCAATCGGGTCAATCGAGAGATGTGGGGTCGCATCGTGCTGGAGAGCAAGGGCAACCATGTGGAGATCGAGAGGGGCATCAATCCGGGCATATTCAACGTGAAGATCAATCGCACCGAATATGATGTGGCCGGTAAGACCAACCTGCAGGATTTCCTGGAGAGTGAGATCTTTGAGATCCCATATCACGTCTTTAAGAACGTGATCATCCTATCAGTCAATGACTTCAAGAGCTTCATCACAATGTCCAACCGCGACAAGAAGGCCATTGTGGATCGCATATTCGGCTTCTCCATCATCAATGAGATGCGAGAGGTGATCAAGCTGAAACGCAAGGTGGTAATGGATGAGATCAGGACCCTGGACGATGAGATCCGGACGCTGGAAGACTCCATCAGCTCGGTCGAAGAAAAGATCAAGTATGTGGAGGCCAGCAAGCGAGAACGTGATGAGAGCAAGATCCAGGAGCTGAAAGATCGACTGCTTGAGATGAATTCGTCCAAGGAGAAGCTGAAAGAGGCCGCTTCCAAGCTGCGAGAGAAGCTGCAGCAATACGACCAGGAGAACAGATCTGCCTCTACCCGAAAGGCACAGGCCAAGGCCGAGATCAATTCAACTAAACGCGAGCTGAAGCTGTACGACAACCATGAGTGCCCAACTTGTCAGTCACCATTGGACACTGACTTTCACCATGGCATTAAGGCCGAAAAGGAATCCGGACTGGAGAGATTGGCAGAGACCCTTAAGCAGGCCGAAGAGGAATCCAGCCGGATCGAAGAGAGCCTGACCAAAGTTCGAGAACAGTCCAGGCAGGTTTCCATCAAGGCCGGACAGCTGGACACTCAAATGGAGGCCATGAAGCGGGAACTGGTCCGCATAGCAAAGGAGAAGTCAGAGGACGGCGGCCACCTGAGACAGCTGGTGAAGGACTTCACTGGCAAAAAGACGGTCAAGTCGAACAAGAAGACAGAGACCGATGGCGAGAACTACTATCTGACCGCCTTGGAAGGCATTTTGGGCGAGGACGGCATAAAGAATCTGGCCATTCGATCTATACTGCCCTCATTCAACAACAACATCATGCTGATGGGCAAGGAGATGGGTATTCCGTTCGGCATCCTATTTGACGAGAAGTTTAATTGTATGCTGTATCATCTGGGCGAGGAAATCAGTCCACGTACCTTGTCTACTGGAGAAAAAAAGAAGGTAGATTTTGTTATCATTATGGCCCTGATCAAGATGATCAAGAACCGCTTTCCAGGACTGAATATCCTATTTTTGGACGAGATCTTTTCTTCTATTGATGCATCTGGAGTGTATCATATTATTGAGATCCTGCACCAAATTATAAAGGAGATAGGTATCAATACATTTGTTATCAATCATACGGTACTTCCCAGTGAATACTTTGACAAGAAGGTGGAGATCACAAAAGATGGCGGCTTCAGTGAGTTCTCGATAGAGGCCATTGGATAAATAGTATATGTCGGCATACAATCAGGAGTTCAATCGAGACAATATAGTCCTTAGGTATATTACAGTGGCCACTCTGGCCGAACTGCAGAACAAGGTCTATTACTATAATCAAGTTGATGAGGACACACAGGTCAAAGTGCCTGTGCCTTTTTACTATTCAGTAAGTGGCAATGAAAGGCTACTGCTGGACGTATTCAAGTTCGGGGCAGAAGAGAATGGTGAGGCCATAGGTGACTATGAAGTGGTGCCCAGGGGCATGCTGCAGATGACAGGGGGTGCCATCGAATCTGGCAACATGACCAATAAGTTTGTTAGATCGGAGTTTGTCAGGGAGTTTGAGGGTCAACTAAAGACCTATTCCCTCGAAACCGCGTTTTTACCTATCACAATGACCTTTGACTGTACTGTTATCTGCTCCAATAATACCGAAATGCTGAAGGTCACCGAGTCCGTGATGAGCAAGCTGCACAAGGCCACTCACTTCCAGGTAGACCTGGGTATGATGCGAGTACAGGCATCAATGGAAGTACCGGAAGATTACGGTCAGAACCGACTATTCGAGTTTGGGTTGAATGATAAAAAAGAATTTGAGGTCACATTCTCAATAGATGTCAAGTCGTTCATGCCGGTCTTTGAGGGTGGAATCTTATTGGCTGAGATAATTGAGATGACCAAGGACACTCCATTCAATCCTAATCGAGATGGTATTGGCATGTTCCGTAATGGGGAGATCCGCTTCGGTGGTGTGATCCAGCAGGCCAATTATACTATTGATGACATGAGTAAAGCACCTAGTGATGCAGCCTTCAGCAACCTGACACAGCCACCGTCATCTGATGCTCCTCCGTTCCTTGATGGCGAGGTTGATACGGCACCCGAGCAGTCAGAAGACCCTTACGGAGCAGAGTATCGTAATAAATCTGGAGATGAAGGATAAATACTCATAGTATGTCTTTGATATATAAACCAAATAAGTCTCACACATGAAGAAGGTTAACGAGGGGCAGACCCAGGTCTATGCAAATGGAATGATCACTCCGCAATATGGGGTTGATACCAGTGCGCCCTACCTTAATACTCCACCAAAACAGCTGATGGACCTCACTCACGAGTTCTTTAAGAGCGGCAAGTCACAGGCCCAAGTGCTGGCCATTCTAGTTGGAATGGGAACTCCACAGCAATTGGCACAGGCCGCAATCTATGCTTACGGTGCAATGGGAGCAATGCAAGAGAAACAACAAAAAAACCATACGAAAATGAAGTTCACCCTAGTTGATCTATATGAAAAGGTGGCCCAAGCGATCGAAAGGCTTGACGAAATGTCGGCCGATAAGTCCAGGACATCATACTCAAACAAGCAGGCAAAAGAGATGCTGGAATCTGCACTCCGCATGTTCCCGGAAATGACCATCAATTCAGACATCATTGCCAAATTCACCACTGATGAGCTAGAAAAGATCCGAGAGGGTGAGAATGCCAAGGAGATCTGGCTGAAGCTAGTGGATGAAAAAGTAACCCCAGTGCTCAAGTACGGCATAGCAAAAAACATTTACAAAACATCGACCATTCATGACTGGATGCAACCTATCAGTGAGCTCCGCTCTTATATAAGTGACATTTATACGAATCACAAATGGTCGTTCAAGGTAAATGAGGCCATAGCTACTATTGGCAACAGAAACAATCCACTCGATGCCAAGCTGGCAGGAGAGCTGACCCAGCTGATCAAGGAGTCTGAAGAAGTAGTAAAGGCCGGACTTCCAAAATTGGCCAGTTCTAATCCATGGTCTGCTGAGTGTAGGGCCATTATTAATGAAATGAAAGAGGAGGCCAGAGGAGCAGACCAGTCCAAAGCAGTTGTCAGAAGGCTGATTACTCCAATGCTGAGCGAAGGTAATGCAGTAGTGTTCCATCTGCACGGTAAGAACTGGAGTTTTGATGGTAAGACCGTAAAAGAGGCCGCTATAAAAGACTCCAGGTTCGGACAAGTACTTGAGGCCCTGAATATGTTCAAGTATGTAGGTGAGTCGCTGGTGCTCTTTGGAGAGTCTGAAAAGGCACTTGAGATCAATATAGATGAAGGTACCATTAAATTAGGTCAGATTGACATGACCGAAATGGAAGCTGGAACTGTAAAAGAGGCACTGGTGGCCAATAAGTTCTTCTCTTTCAGAGATGCTTGGAAGGCGGACAGGATCGCAGTCCTGGTAGAACATTTCGACATGGTAGGTGAATTGGACAATGCATTGGGACTGACCAGCACTGAGTTCCTCAACGTGTACCTGACCATGCTAGCCGTAGAAGAGGGTGTTTGGGTGAACAAGGTCAATCCGGCCATGAAGCTGAATGAGATGAAGTTCTTCCCTAGTGCCACGGCAGCTTTAAAAGAGGCTAAAGACTTCATTGGTTATGATGCCACTGCATATCTAGCTGAGGTCTTAGTAAAAGAGGGGCACAGGACAGCCATCGTAGAAAAGAAGCGGGCTGCCATCAATGGAGAGATCTCATTCTTGGAAGAGAAGAAGGGGCAGATCAATGCGGCCATTGCCAGAATAGGCAGAAGCGAGGAGCTTTCAGAAGCACTCAAAATGGTAGAATCTGAGCTAATGACGAAAGAGAAAGAGCTTCAGTCTACATACTTAGCTGAAAAAAAAACTAAACTCGATTACCTAAACATGGGTTATACCGAGGCCACTATTGACAGGCCGGTGGGCAGCTTTAAGAAGGGTGATGAAGTGATGGTTAATGCTGAAGAGTATGCTTCACTAGGTGATGGTGATCTGGTAGATGTAGTGAATGTGGATACTTTAGAGTCTGAAATGATCAAAAGGGGCAAGTTGAAGGTAAAGATTTAATCCAATATAATTCATAAAAAGGGGCCGAATGTTAACATTCGGCCCCTTTTTTGCATATAAAGGTAAACACTAACAAAAATAACAACAATGGCTAGAAAAAGAAACTATCTGAACAATCGAGATCTGTTAGAAGAAATTATCATTTCCAAAAAACAAGATGAACTAACACCTAAGGCCCTGAAAATGCTAATGATGCTAGCTGATCGATGCTCTACTAAATTACCCTATAAAAATGAGGATGATCGTCAGGACTGTATTGCCTCGGCCTATATGGATCTTTACCGATATTGGAGAAGTTTTAATCCGGAGAAGAGCACTAATGCATTTGCTTACTTTACTGAGATCTCAAAGAGGGGATTTGCCAAAGGCTGGAATAAGTTGCATCCTAAAAAATACGGCAATACCATCTCTATCAACGGTTCAATGGACTCAGACGGAGTCTATACGCTGTGATAAATACATTATGAGTATTAAAAAGGTCAAACCAACTACCAAATCCGGATTTAGACAAGGTTACTATCAACCACAAAATCCGAGTAAATATAATGGACCGTTACCCATCATCTATCGGAGCAGCTGGGAGCGTAAGTTCTGCCACTGGTGCGACCATAATGAAGATGTGATCTCATGGATGAGTGAGCCCTTCTCCATCGACTACTTTAATCTACTGGACAAGCGGTTCCATAAGTACTACCCGGACTTCTACATTAAGCTAAAGCGAGGTGAAGAGGACGGGCAGCCCATCATCGAGAACTATGTAGTAGAGGTAAAGCCTAAGGCCCAACTGCAAAAGCCCAAGGAACCCAAGCGAAAGACGGCCAAGGCCATGCAGAACTACAAGTACAGCTACGAACAGTATGTGAAGAACCTATGTAAGACCGATGCCCTGAAAAAAGCGGCACAGTATCGCAACTTCAAGGTGATGCTATTGACCGAAGACAGTAAATTGTTCTGATGGCAGGAGAGTTCAAAGCAAGCATAGAACAGTACGTGAAGTCCAATGGCGGCCAGAGACGAGCATCTTCGGCCAGCCAGTCTCAGTTGGGTCTACTTTCTGATAGCTACGGGGGTAGATTTGATTTTGGTAAAATGTACTTCTTCCAATATTTCACACCAGATGAACCATGGTATGATACTAATCCTATCGTATTAGGATTGGGCCCCAGTGACGATGGAAATGAACTAGGTCTTAATCTGCATTATATGCCATATCGGGTACGCATCCAACTACTAGATAATATTTGGAGCTCATTTTCCAGAACTATTGCACAGCAAGTAGAAGGTTCCAATCTAGGTAAGCCAACCAGACAATCGGCCCTGACCGGCTTTACTTGGCAGAATCTGAAGTCCGCATATGGTACCAGGTTCAATCTGAAACACTGTGTCAAACAATACAGACTGGACAGAATGAGGAGACCTCGGGTCTTGGGATATGAGAACTGGTATGTGGCCGCGACCAATGACGAAAACCGTTTTCACAACACCACGATTGAACAAGTTCAGGCACTGTATTACGGAGCTTGATATATAAATCAACGAACTAATAATGGCTGGATTTACAAATAGAAAGGGACCATTGACTCAGGGCAACCCAGTCAGGAAGATCCTGAAAGACCTTTCCTCACTAGGTATGGCCTATGATGATATGATCATCAGGAACTCCAGAGCAGTGGGCTTCACTGAGAATCAATTCGGTTATACTATGAATCCGATGGGCAGCGATGCGGACGACATCTACTCACCCTTTGCTGCAATGTCCCTGACGGATACCAGCATGAAGAAGAATGTGGCCTTCTTCGACCGACAGTACAAACAGAAGGTAGAGAAGTACCGCACCTTTGCAGTACAGGACGAGATCGAGGAGATCCTGGATGTATTATGTGATGAGGCTATAGTATTTGACGAGAGCAACTATTGTGCCTATGGCCATTTTAATGGCCAGATCTCAGCTGCGGTAGAGGAGGAGATAGGCGACGTATACAATAACATCTACAACTATTTCGGCTTCAATGATGCACTCGGCATTTGGAACTACTTCCGTAAGTGGCTAGTAGACGGCTATCTGGCCTTTGAGATCGTTTACAATGACAAACAGACCGAGATCATCGGCTTTAAGGAATTGGATCCACAGTCACTGGTACATGGAGTGGACACTGAGACCGGTAAAGTACAGTGGGTACAGTACAAAGGTGGTGGGGTAAAGGAGCGAAAGCTATGGGACTCACAGATCATCTACTTGTCATACTCACAGGTCAACTCACCACAACGTACTTCATACGTCGAGAGACTGATCAGGGCATTCAATATGCTAAGGATCATGGAGCACACCCGTATCATTTGGGCCGTTACCAATTCCAGCTTTAAGACTAAGTTCGTTATACCGGTCGGTGGTAAGTCTAAAACCAGGGCAAAACAGTCACTGGCCCAGTTGATGAATAGCTACAGGGAAGTGGTAGACTTTGACTTTGACAGCGGCGAACTGAGTACTAATGGCAAGCCGATGATGCCATTCAATAAGGAGTACTGGCTGCCTTCCAAGGATGGAGAGACACCGGAGATCGAAAATGTTGGTGGAGACGGACCAGACCTAGGGGACACTGAGTCATTAAAGTACTTTGCCGATCGCCTGAAGTTGGCCTCAAAGATACCTTTTTCCCGATTCGAAAGAGACGGTGGATCTGTCTGGGACCTGGAAGCCAGTGGTATGATGAGAGATGAAATTAAGTTTGCCAAGTTCATCAGCAGGTTAAGGTCTATATTTCAGGAAATCCTGGTCAAACCATTGTATCTACAGATGTGCCTGAACCACCCAGAGCTGAAGAACGATGTGTCTTTCAAGTCCGGACTGGGCATCAAATGGGTGAAGGACAATGTATTCGAAGAGCTGAAGGAAATGGAGCTGATGAGTCGTAGGGTAGACTTTATTGGTAATATGAAAACTCAGTTAAGCACAATGGATGAAAATATGACCGAGATACCTTACTTTGACCTGGGCTTCCTGATCAAGCGTTACGGCGGCTTTACTCAAGACGACATCAAATCCAACGAGAGGGCCAAAAAACGTGAGGAGCTGGAAAAGGAAGGTTATAGGGAAGAGGATATAGAAAAGATCCTGCTGGGGGCTGACAAGAAGGACTTTAAGCCTGAGGAAAAGTCAGAAGAGGATCCAGGTGGCGAATTAGACCTGGGCATCTAAAAAATACTTTACAGTCTATAATATATAAATCAAATAACTAAGCAAAATGGCAAAAAAGAACTTGCTAATACTCGAGAGATCCACGGCTAATCTGGCCACTACTAAGTCAGAGGACGGAAGTGTAGTGCTTGAGGGCGTCTTTACTCAATTCGGAGTAAGAAACAAGAACAACCGCATCTACGAGGAGCAGGAAGTGATGCCACACATCAAGGAACTACAGGAAAAGGTAAAGACCAAGAAGCTGCTTGGTGAGCTAGACCATCCTAAAGATTTTGACATCAGCCTATCTAATGTAAGCCATGTGATCGAAGATCTATCTTACGATGCTGACAATAAGCAAGTAAGGGGCCGTATCCGCCTTCTCAATACTTCAAAAGGAAAAGAGGCCAAGGCTCTGATCGAGGATGGCATTCCATTGCATATCTCTTCAAGAGCAGCTGGAACAGTTGGTGATGACGGTAAGGTAAAGATCAAAAAATGGTTTACTTATGACCTGGTTGCAGATCCGGGATTCGAAAATGCCGAACTGGCCCGGGTGAATGAATCATTTGGCTTTGATCAAGATGAAAGCCTCTTTATTTATGAGATCGACAAACCGATATATAAAGTACAGGAAAACAAAACAGAAAAAATGGACCAAACGTACGTTACTGCCGAGGACTTCAACAAGTACACCGAGTACCTCAAAAATGAGATCAAGACCTTAAAGGAGTCTTCAAATTCAGCAGACACTGAAAGAATGGATAAGTTGGTAAAATATGCCGAGACCATTGCTGAAAAGGTGAATGGTGTTACTGAGTATGTGAACTATCTTGCAGAAAATGTAGATAGAGGCATTACTTATTCTAACTATTTGGCCGAAAATATGAATTCTATCAAGGATTATGCTGGCTATCTTGCCGAGCAACTTGACGGTAGCATCCGATACACTGAACACGTTGCTGAAAAGGCTGATAAGGGTATTCAGTATAGTGAGCACCTGGCAGAAAAATTAGACCAAGGCATTCAGTACAGCGAGCACCTGGCGGAGAAGCTAGACCAAGGCATCAGCTACAGCGAGCACCTGGCAGAGCAACTTGACAAAGGCATCCAGTATGCTGAATATGTTGGCGAAAAGGTAGAACAGGGCATTGCATACTCGGAGTACCTAAGAGAGGGTCTTGAAAGAGGTATCAAGTACAGCGAGTATATTGCTGAGAAGGTGAACGGTGAGTACGAGAAAGCCTTAATGGAGAAGAGAGGGGAGACTGCAGTGACTGAATCTATAAATGAGTCCGCCAAGGCTGAAACCTATAAGAACACTCTGACAGAGAGTATCGATGCCTTGATTGCAAAGGCCGAAGCTAAGACCAATTCGGATATGGTATTCATGAACTTCTTAGGAGAAGGCAAGAAGAGAGAATTCGAGGCATTGTCTGTGGAGATGAAAGAGAAAGTGGTGACTAAAATGAACGAGAGCAGAATCATGAGCAGCCTGGATGCAAATAGGATCTGGGAATCTTGCTTCATCGTAGAAGAGACCGGTCCCGACTTCATCAAAGACATGCCTGCTAAATACAAGGAAAGGTGGAATGCTCTAAGTGAGTCTCGTAAGTCGCAGATCATCGCCGAGTCTAAATTCTATCCACTGACCAATGCATACCAGATCAACAACTTCTGGTCGACCAGAGACCTAAGAGAGAAGCAGGTAGCAATGGAGAAGCTGACCGAATCTGCTTCGACAACAGTTCCTACTGGAGCTGCAACAGCAGAGGAGTCTAACGCTTACAGAATCGATGAGGCCAGAAAAGCTGAGATCGTGAACAAGTTAAAGTTCAACTTAGGAAGATAAGTCATACTTAAAAAACACCATGAAACACATTAAACTATTCGAACAGTTTATGAACGAGGCCGCTTCTACTAAAAGGATCGTACTAAGCTATCCCGAAATTAGACAAATGTTATCGATTGTTTCAGGACTGACGGCAAAAGGCAAACAAACTGCCAATGGTAAGTATCTATATACTTTTCAGAGTATATTAAGTGATGCGGCCGACAAGGCTGAAAAAGCCGGGAAAGCCAGAGTAACTTTTCACCCGGGACTACAAGGAGCTGCATTAGATGTTATTGATTGGGCCGAAAGTAACAATAAGATAGCTGGATACAATGTAACCGCCGACGATCTTCGAAAAAAATTTGACGCCTCGGTCGAAAGGACCGGTATTAAATAGATCAATACTATACAGTATCGTAAAAATAAAAGGATCCCAATTGGGATCCTTTTTTTATGCCCATTAGAAAAAAAGTTTAAGGCACTTGATATATAATTCATAATCTAAACTGTTAAGAAGCAAACGGCAGTACGATTAGAATAAACGTAGCGAAAAAAAACCAAAAAAATGTACGCTAATCAACTTATTAATGAGGCTGAGGTACAGAAGACTTGGGCACCTATCATTGAGGAGGCTACTGGTATTACTGAAAAGTCCAAGCTTACTTGGATGTCTAAGTATTGCCACTACCACAACCTGAATGAAAGTGTCTATAATACTGTTCACCTTAACCCGAACATGAACGTTCCAGGAATGGGCGCTCCTACTTTCCCAGGTGCTCCAACAACTCTGGATGCTTTCACAAGCCAGGATGCCGGTTCAGGCGATAGACCATTCTCTCTGCTTCCACTTGCTATGCAGGTTGCAGCTCAGACCGTAGGTCTTGATCTTGTTCCTGTAGTTCCAATGCAGGGTCCAATGGGAGTTCTTACTTACCTAGACTTTGTTTACGCTGGTGGTATCAATGCCGCTGCAGGCGGACTTAGCTCTGCTGCTGCTCCATTGCTTATCAAGGCCAATGTGACTAACGATTCAGGTGTAGCTGACGCTTTCACTGTGGATCAAGTTATCTATGCTGCCGATGCTACCTTAGGTCTTCCAGCTGCAAACACTGCTGCTTATGAACTGACTTTTGTAGGTCTTTCAAGGATCGATGGTTATCCAATCTTCCGTGTAAGAGGATACCAAAGCGGTGCTGGAGCATCTGCTGTATATGCACAAGGTGCCGAAGGAGGAGTTCAAGCAATCTACCAAGCTATTGCTGATGGTGTTTCTTTCTATGGCAACTCTGATCTAACTACTGGTGCTACTGGTGTTTGGGACGGAGGTGCTGAGCTTGTAAAGGCTCTTGAAGATCACATTCCAGGATTCTCAGGTTCTGCTTTCGAGCTTAACAACCGTGGTGCAAATGCACGTCTTGCTGATGGAAGCCTAGGATCACAGCCTCCTTTCTCAGGCATCGATTCTGTCGATCCTTATCAGAGAGGAATGGGCGAGTCTACTCCAGACAACCTTCTAGGCCTTTCACTGTTCAACAAGTCAGTTGCTGCAATGACTTACCAAGTTGCTGCTGCCGTGACTCGTGAGCAGGTTCAGGACCTTAAGCAGTTTGGAATTGACGCTGTTGCTCAAGTAGAAGCAGTTCTTGTGAACGAGCTTACTCAATCGATCAACAAGCTGATCCTTGATCGTATCTTCCGTCTTGGAGCAACTAATGCTGAGCAAGTAGCTGCCGTTACCGGTACAGTTCTTTCGGCTGGCTTTAGTACTGTTGGTGCTGGTCCAATCCCAGGCGGTATCCAATTAGGTCTTAACAATGTTGGTACTGCGGTTACTCTTGCTGCTAACTATGTTGATATTTCACTTGGTGGCGAGACTCAGGGTACACTTCAGAGAAGGATTCTTACTAAGATCCTTGCTGCTAGTAACTTGATCGCAACTCGTGGACGTCGTGGTCCTGCTACTTTCGCTGTAACTGGCGGTAAGATGGCAACTGCGATCCAAGACGTAGCTGGATTCGTTCCTTACCCACTATCAAACACTGTTAACCAGGCAGGTGGATCACTCTACCCGATCGGTGCAGTTACTGGTGTGACCATCTATGTTGATCCAAACAGGGACTTCAATGACCTAAGGATCGCAATCGGTCGTAAAGGAGACGGAAACTCTCCAGGACTTGTGTTCATGCCTTACCTGATGGCTGAGTCTGTAGAGACCATTGCTGAAGGTACAATGGCACCAAAGATCGCAGTTAAATCGCGATTTGCACTTGTCGAGGCTGGTTTCCACCCACAGACTATGTACTACACATTAGACATCACTCTTAATGGAGTAGACGTGATCTAATCCCAGATTAGACTAATCTTTAAAAGGACCCTTCGGGGTCCTTTTTTATTAACCTTGTTATAATATATAAATTAAATTATGAGTAACATGACACCTTCTGAATTTACGGATCTCTACCAGAAAAGCCCAAAAGCTGCAATGACATCTTTGCGATACAATGTCAATTTACAAGAGCTGATAATTAATAGTTGTTCTAGTTTAGGCAGTATTTCATTAAATGAAGCTGTTTATATACATCTCAATCCAAATGAAGATCCTATATGCACATGGTGCCAAACCAATAGACGTAAGTTTTTTAAAGTATCTAAGGGCTATGCTTCAACATGTACCGATAGCAAATGTAAAAAAGCATGGAGGTCCGATCTGAATAAAAAGAGTTCTAAAAAGATAGACTGGGACAGATCTAACTCAAAGAGGGAAGCTACCAATATTGCCACTTACGGTGCAAAATCAAATCTATCTGCCGGTACTGAGTCTAGAGATGTAGCAGATCGTGCAATGAAGGAGATATATGGTACTAAACATCCTCTTAGTAATCCTGACATACTAAGTCGGCGCAATCAAACTACCGTAGAAAGATACGGTACTCTAAACTTCGTGACCTCTGAAAAAGCTAAAGCGACTCTAGCCAAAAATCATGGTGTAGCTAATCCAATGGAAAGTTCCGAAATAAGAGATCGAGTTAGTTCAACAATGGCACGTAATAAACTGGCCAAGTTAATGGAACGGTGTAATGTCCATAACATCGAGATTATTGAATCAGACAGTTCTTATGTCACTATAAAATGCAGCTCGTGTGGAACAGTGCATACCAATTTTTTAAGACAGACACTGAAT